TACTGGATATGCACCGGCCTTAGGAATTTATGATGATTCTATCATCGCAAGCGTGCATAATGGGCAAATGAAATATTATCGCAAAGGCAATGGAGTGACTACTGTGAATAATGGATGCCCCTGTACCCCACTTGTCGATGGAAGCGTTGTATGTGAAACAAATTAATAAAATATCATAAATTATTATAAATTATCGTAGTATTTTAATATAAATGACACATATATATTAAAATAGTAAAATAGTAAAATAAATAATTTACATTATGCACCCAATGAATAAATGATTTCATCGGATGGAACATCTTGTTTATGGAGAAATTGTTGAAACATAGGGCGGTTAAATTGTTCTTTGGGAATTGCTTTGTGGACATCATGTGCGATACGAATATATAAATCAAATCCTTCATACTTTTCATGCCCGTTTTCATCCTCATAAATGGTTTCTCCCTTATCATTTACCGTCCAACTCCATAGTAAATTATACAAAGGCGACTTTGTTTCGTATACTTTCCAAGAGCCTTCCTCGCTCATGATAGAAACACCTTTCCCCTTTTTCTTTGGCGGTGGTTCATCAAACAGTCCATCAATCAGACTTACAGCAAGACGGCATAAATCAAATGATGGATTGGGAACAACCTTAGGAGAATGATGATCGAAGAAAGGTCCGAAATTATATTGATCTCCTGCATCCTGATCGGGCCAGTGATCGTCCGAAACCCATAAACGTTTACCAAGACGAAAAATGGCACGTCCAAAATCAATAATACGAAAAATCTTTCCAAATGTGGGTACCTTCCATTTGGTTCCGTCCTTTAGTTGATAATATAAGAACTTCTTATTAGTAGCCTTCCATAAAATATTATTGGAATGTAAATCATTATGAGTGAAACAAATGGCTCCCTGTAGAAAACTGAGAGCGGCTGTCACTTGAAAAAGCCATGCCAGCCATCTTGTCTCCCATCCCTGTGTTCCACGCTCAAATCCATCAATTTCATCTTCATCCATAAGAGTATCCATTACGCCTTCCTGTGCCTCTTGTGAAATAATAATAATAGGCATATTCGGAATTTCAAGACAAATATCTACATCTAATTCATTCGAATCATCTGAATAGGAGCAATCTGAATTTGAACCATCTGATTGAGAAGAATTATCTGATAAGGAATCGCTTACAATAGAGCCATCTTCGGTAGACGATAGTGTTAAATCAACGCTCTTTGTTAGTTTTTTATTAATTTGAAAAATATTGGCCACATTTTCTGCTTCTTCCTCAATATTATCAAATGTCAAGGACTTAATTGATTCTACATCGCTATTATCATTAATAGAATCAATAGGCAGTAATTCAAGCGAATCGCTATCACTATCTGTATCCTCTGCATGGATGTCATCAAAAGGGCACGTTGTCACTTCCTTGTAGAATTCTTGAAATTGCGGGTCATCATGATTACCATTGATAACTGTAATTCGTGCACTATGATTATCAATTCCCTTCCAAAACCATCTACATTGGCGATAGGTGTCATATTCTGCAGAAATGTTATACTGATAACTTTTGCTAATTCCTGTAAATACTCCATAGGAAAGTACACAGTGTGGTGTTAAATCTAATTCACGAAAACGACTTAGCACATAATTTGCAACAGCATCAACATAGGCTTGATTATTATGACTATGTAGTTTGAGAAGTGTATTTTTCCATGTTTTTTCACTTTGAGGAAGGAGAGGATGTTCGGGACATACATACTTTTCTTTAATCATATCGATTGGATTCAATAAATGAACGACTTTGTTAAATACTTCGCATGGCTCGGTTTCATCAGAATCTATCTTTTTTCGAAGAGCATTCCACATTCTCGGCTGTTCTTTATCTTGTGTAAGCCATTGGTTGATATAGTACGTTGTGGGGAGTTCTATGTTCTTTTTGGAGGGAATAGCATCTGGAATAGTAAAGATATCCAAAGCAGGATAGTATCGTTGAATATGGGTGTAAGCAGAAAAAGATTCTTTATCATTTTCGGATAAGGGACGATCGCGACATGGATCCTTTTGAAGTTTCTTCAATACTGCTCTCATCTTACTCTTTACAATATTTCATCCTACGTAATGAAGCACACGTGTGTTGCTTGACATAATGATATTATATCTGTTCTACTAGAATTATGGCATCACAGGGAGCAGTTAGTGTAAATCTCCGGAAGTTTTCTATGAAATCAATTCCACAAGATGCGGTTGCAGTATTTATCGGGCGGCGTCGAACTGGAAAGTCCACCATTGTGCGCGATTTACTCTTTCACCACCAAGATATGCCAATGGGTTGTGTCATTTCAGGTACAGAAGAGTCAAATGGTTTCTTTAAAAAGATTGTCCCCCCCATGTTTATTCACGGAGAATACAACCCTGTTATTTTAGCCAATTTTGTGAAACGTCAAAAATTGGTTATGCAACGGATTCAACAAGATGCAGATAAGGGGATTAAATCTAATATTGACCCACGTGCCTTTATGATTTTGGATGATTGTATGTATGATGATTCATGGACCCATGATAAGAACATTCGATATTTGTTTATGAATGGACGTTGGCTCAAGGTCTTCTTCCTCATTACCATGCAATTTCCTCTTGGTATTCAGCCCGCTCTTCGTACCAATGTGGATTATGTGTTTATTCTGAGAGAGCCCTATATGAATAATCGTAAACGTCTCTATGAGAATTATGGTTCCGCCTTTCCATCCTTTGAATTTTTCTGTCAAATGATGGACCAGTGTACGCAAAATTATGAATGTTTGGTGGTTTGTAATGCCACACAGAGTAATAAATTAGAAGATATCATTTTTTGGTATAAGGCCGAAATTCATGGCGATTTTAAGATAGGTGCTCCAGAACTATGGAGACAATCTGAAATGTTAGCTCGAGTAAAAGAGGAAGAAGATATGAATCAATACGATCCCAAGGCTAATATGAAATTGCGAGGTCCTGCGATTAATGTAAATAAGAAATATTAATAGAGACACGCATGAGACTAAAACATTTTGCTGGTGCATTATTTATTATTTTACTGGGAGGTATGTTACTTTGCGTCATACTAACAAGTAAAACATCGGAATTATTTGTGGACGCTGGACGTTGTGGCGTAAATCTGCCCTCGTGTTCGGGTAAAGACATACGGTGTATCAATGGATATTGTTCTTCAGATATTCCACCAACTCTATCGAATCAGTCTCCTTTACCTATTACGCCACCCACTGCGTATCCTTATCGCTAAATTGGTAGAAATAAGCTATGAATAAAACCTAACCTTTTGCTAGAAATGGTTCACTCGAAAGCAATGGGAATTGGAGCAATGCTTGTTTTGCTCGTTGTCGCAATTGTTATTTTACCAATGATTGTTCGCTATATTGATACAAATGAAGTACATTTTGTTATGTCAGGATTTATGGATGTGCCAGCTGCAGCTGGCATGTCAGGACCCTCCTATACCCCCGACCCTAATACCAAGTATCTATGCCGTTCTCCAAATGACAGTGGAGAACCATGCGAGGAAGGAACTTTTTGCGATGGTACCACCAATCGCTGTGTAAAGGTATTTCCAGAAAGCGATATCGATTTAGATAATGGATATTATTCATAAATGATATGTGACGTATTATATTATTATATTTATATTTTTATATAGATATAATAATATGAGTTTTATTAATTACACGCGGCATCGTGGCAGACTATTTGCCACAGGAATTAAATTTCAATGTGTCGAATTTGTCCGACGATGGTTATTGATTTATCATGACATGTTATTTGATAATGTAGATAATGCGATTAATATCTGGAATCTCAATACAATTACTCGTATTACAGATAATAAGCGGTTTTCTTTTGTATCTATCCTTCATGATGGACGAGCATTACCTGAAATTGGGTCATTACTTATCTATCGCAGTACACCTGTTCTAGAAACAGGACATGTTGCAGTTGTCACACGCATCGAACATAATCTGGTGCACTTTGATGAGCGAAATAGACCCCATTTTAATAAAACAGTTCGAATTCTACCAAATGGAAAACTGGATGATCCAGAAATAATTGGATGGAAAACGATTATGTTACATTGAGATGTTTAATCGCTCTTCTCCTCCTTTGGTTCAACTACAACATTCTCTTTTGCATCAACTTCAGGCACGCGTTCGATGGTAACAACTGGCTTCTCAATCTTGCGCTGCATCGCCAAATCAGCCTTACCATCAAACATACCCTGAAACTGGCTGGACGGCATGGAATCAGGGCCAGGAGTGGCACCGCCAAAGACTGTCTTAGACGCCTTTGTTCGCTCCTCAAAGAACTTCTCACGCGAATCTTCGTTCTCCTTGTACTTCTTCATGAGCGAATTCAACTGGTCGTTGTTGTACTCATGGTCCTTTACTTCGTGAGGAGATGGATCCCATGGCGTCCACTTACCGACATCGCCCATAAAAATATTGTGATACTTATCCTTTGACTGAAGTCTCTTTGCCTTCAATTCAGCCTCCTTAGGATTGCCATATACGCCACGTACCTTCACACCGCGAATGGTAGTACGGAAATCGTTAAGTGCATAGAACTCCTCTTCCAACTTCGCCTTATGTGTATACATAAAATCATCATATGCCTCCACAATCTTGGTCTTATTCAAATCTTCCTTGTTTTTCTGAATGAATGAGCCATAAGATGACATAATATCACTGGTTTGTAGACGATTTTTACGGCAAATTGCAGCAGAATCAAACTGGTCTGACTTTTCAAGCTCAGCAGCCTTCTCATCCAACTCCTTATTAATATTCTGTACGGTCTCCATCAAAAACTTCTCCAAATTCTTAACCTTCCAGTCAACCTCATACGCATGCAGAAAACGCTTGAAGAAGAACAATTCCTTTTTATCAAGAACTTTCTCCGGACTGAGAAAGCTTAGTAGGACATAGCGCTGGCCTGAAATCTCATCGTCTTCATCCAAAAAGTCTTCCACTACGGGATCATGTACTGATTCTACTTTTGGTGTGGTACTCATCTCTATCAATTTAGGTATAGCAAGCTTTAAACTCCATTCGAGAATACGATGAGTTTTTTTCTTAGGAATGAATATAGAAAAATGATGGGCTACGGATTTGCTGAAATTGTTAATCGCATTATTAAGTACCTGATTGAGGGTCTCGTGATCGCCGCCGCCGCTATCTTTATCCCCAAGAAGTCGCTACCATTTGATGAAGTCGCCACCCTCGCCGTCCTCGCCGCGGTCGTGTTCGCCATCCTTGACGCCGTGTCGCCCTCCGTCGGTGTCACAGCCCGTCAGGGTGCAGGCTTCGGATTGGGCGCTAACCTAGTCGGCTTCCCAGCTCGCATGTAAACACCCATTTCTGAATAGTCCTGAATCCATCTCTTGTATTAACTTGACCCCCGCCTTATGATATTTTCCTAAAATCTTTAAAAATAACATATTTCCCAAAGTACAGGGTATTATGTTGTTGGATTAAATATAACCAAATAATTATTCTCTCATATGTTTCATGAACTCGCGAGCACATAATGTCACATCCGTCAGATCCCCACGTTGTACGATTTGATGAATATCAGAATGGAGCTTGGAAAGTTTGCTATAATGAATTTTGGAATGAGCTCCATAGTATTTGACTTGAACGATATGACTAAATGTTTCATCAATTAAATCAATCCCCTTGTCGGTAAGGGGAAAACCTGCATAGCGTTTATGACTAATAGGAATATCCTGGTAGGCATAAAAGCAGACATTGTGAATACGTGTGAGATGAATGGCGGAATAGTATTCGAAACGGGTGGGAAGACATGATATAGCCGCCATGCGCTGTTTGAGAAATTGGAGATGGAGTGAAAGAGACATAGGAGACAATATGGTTGAATTAATAGAATTGTATGGAATAATCAATTTTGTAATTTTTCAAACATCGAAAACATTTTGAGGGCTTCATGAAATAATTTGATATCCCCTAAAATCTTTTTTGCAAGTGCTTTTGTATCTTTGTTGCGATAGGAAGAGAACATCCATATATTTGCATTGTATTTCTTCCAGTTTTGATATTGACTGAAATCAGAGCAAATAGTCATATAAATACTGTAAAGTTCCTTCTTATAGCCCTTATGAGTATCATCTGTTGGCGTTATTTTCGGGGAACCTGGTGTTTGACTCTGTGTAAATGAATCTTCAAAAATCAAACTCATCCATTTTAGCATGCGATCCATTTGTAATAAATCTAATTCACGTTCATCGTCTATTTCGGGTCGAACTAGTGCGGGAAGAGGAGGTGCGGCACGATTTGAAAAATAAGAAGAAGAAATACTTGTTGCACTAGATGCAAGAATGGGTGCCAGATTGTTCACTATCAAATGATAAAAAAACTGGCCTGAAAGTGATGTCATATTACTATAATATTATATTTTAATAAATGATTTTTTGATAAAAGATCATTTATTATATTTATTATCTATGTGGTTAAATGTGGCGTCTTTATAAAATCTGTATGTTTTTTACTTGTGTCATGACGCGATTTACGATATAATTGATAGGTTCCGCCACATTCGCATGTATGAACCTCGCAGCCCCTTTTCATTCGTGCATCCGATTTCTCTTTGCGCTGTTGGAGCTTATCTTCACGATCTTTAGCAATTTGTTCAGCATTCTCTTCTCTTTTTTTTTTACTCCATTCGAGCTGTTTTGCTTGAATTCTCTGTTGATGTGCTTTGCAATATTCTTTATAATATTCTGCATATTCTTCCTTATGATTTGCATAGTACTTTTTTTTAGATTCATGTACACTTTCTGAATTTTGTTGAACGTATTCTTTTTGCTTTTCACATTAAGTCGTTGTGGCAATGGTTGAGTGGTAGAACCGATATAATAATGTCCATCTTCTAACAGAAGTCTATATATCTTTCCTTGATTATATGTACTATTCATCGTCTAATTATACTATAAATTGAATACTTTAAGGTTTCATCTTTTTTAAATAGGGTTTTCATGTCAATCAAATTTGCAAATATTATAATATAAATTATGAGACATTTTTTAAATTCTTCAGGCCGTACGAAGATAACCCCAACCCATGTCATTACATATCTGCTGCCACGTCTTATCTTGCAAATAGAGCTTATCGCGATTTTTTAGCAAAGGAAAGCAGGATAAATATTCATCCATTTCCAGCAGTTCGCAGAATTTGTAAAGCACATAGCCATAGGATAAGAAATTGCGACGACCCTTCGGACAATGTTTCTTAAAAGAGGGTTGAATTTCACGAAACATGTGACGCAATTTCTCTTCATCTTCGCGAGACATGAAAGGTGCATTTTGTCCATTCAACCGATTAATGATATGAGGAATATGTTCGTAATATTTGGAACATTTCATCTTTCGTAGAATCTCACGCAACTTCGTCGGCTTCAGAGTACTCATATTTGTAATTCGTTCCTTCTTCAGTTGTACCATAATTGCATCGTAAATATCTGCAGGAATTTCTGTACTTTCCTTGGCTTGAAATTGTGCCAACCATTCATTAAAATGATTAATTTTTTTATAGGCATAATAACATACTTCACGCGGTGGGTCCTTATAAGATGGTTTATCACTATCTACCAAAATAAATTCTTGATGGCCGCATTTAGAGCATGTTAGGTTAGCCTCATTTAGGCACATATTCATTTCATTTCCACATTCATCGCAAAGAGTCCAGGGATCATCGTAATCATCTACTGTATTTCGAGCCATTGACGGATCTTCCAATTGTAGATATTCATTGAGTAATTGATTTCGTTGCATACCCTTTTTCTCTGTCGTGATGGGTTGCGATGAAGAAGAACCTGATAATGAAATGTCATCTGCTTGATGCGTATCCTGCGAAACTTCTTCTAAAATGGCAAGAATGGACCCTGGTTTCGCTTTATTCGTTTGATAATTCATTGTTCCTTGTTGAATATGGTCTTGAATATCATAATAATTATATAAAATATCGCCAGACCGAAGATAATAATCCATCATTTCACTACCATCGCTAATAGCTTTAATTTTCTTCTCGAGTGCCTCTGCATCTCGTTCTAGTCGCCATATCTCAATATCAGAGTTGCTCTGGCTAATTTTTTGCTGAAGGGTAACAAGTTCGGCCTTATAGGATTCGATATTTTCTTGTTGTTCCATTAAATGCTGGACCTTTTGATTATGAATCGCATCTAATGTTGTCCGTGCCTCAGGATTACTACGTTTTGAGCTTTTTACTTTAAAAAACGCACTATCACTCATTTATGGTAGAGTACTTATACGGTAGTAGAGGAGGGTTTTTAAACCCTAAATTCAGTGTGTTATTTCGTGAAGGGATAGTTCTTGTTGTTTTC